ATGCGTAAAACTAGGAAGTATCAACGTAATGTTGAACTAACTAAGCAAATCGAGAATGATTTCAGCATGTCTGAAATGTTTGAGCAATTCATGTTCATTAAGAAAACAGAAGGGTTGGCAAAACGGACTATAGAAGAATATTACGTGAATTTTAACTACTTGCTAGATTACACAGAAGGTGATTTAACAAGTAATCAAATGACAACAGAATTATTTTGTAGTTGGATTGACTTCATGCAGGAAGAAATGAATCTTGCACCTGCAACCATTAATATTCGAGTAAGAACCACTAGAGCATTTGTTAAATATGCTTATGAAGAAAAAGGTTGGATTAATCAACCGATTCACAAACGATTTAAACCTATTAAATCGCCAATTGATGTAGTTGAATCTCTAACAGATGAAGAAGTCAAACGACTAATTGGGGCTTGTGATGACGGATCATATGTTGGTTATCGTACCCAAGTAATCTGCTACACACTTTTGGACAGTTTAATAAGGGTATCTGAACTTGTGAATTTACGAAAAGAAGATGTAAATTTAAATGAAGGCACAGTTTATGTAAAAGCAGACACAACTAAAACTCGAACAGGTAGATTTGTTCCAATCTCAACTAAAACTATAAAAGTATTAAGGGCATATCTACTTGAAACTGAAGAATTTGATAACGAATACTTCTTTTTGTCATATGAGGGTAAGCCATTAACTAAAAACACGATAAGAACTGATTTATCTGTCTATGGTAAAGTAGCCAAGATAAATAATCGTGTATCACCTCATGTTTTCAGACATACAGGGGCATTGTTTTATATTCGTAACGGTGGTGATCCTTTTAGTTTGCAAAAGATTTTAGGACATTCGCACATGAATATGGTAAGACGATATATTCAAATGACGGATAGAGATATACAATATAAGCACAATCAGTATTCACCAATAGCAAACTTATTTAAGTGATAATCTTTTCCCCTACATTTATACGTGTAGGGGAATTTATTATCTTGCTTATGTAAGGACAATACTAGAACGTAATATTAATAATCCCTGTCTAAACTTATTTATATTATCAACAGCATATCGCTTACCTAATAAATCAAATTCATCATTTACTACTATTGTTTGAGTTTGTTCGTTGTCTTGTACAACAATATCTATTTCTTGATCTGATACTCTAATTTGAGTGCCATCAATAGCCAAACGTTGCCAATCAATATAAGCAGGTATGTCATAAGGTACTTCAGTATTTTCATATACAGGTCTTCCCATATCATCATAACCGATTAATTTTGTTCAATCACGATTACTTCAATTGTTTGATCGCATGGTCTAATCGTTGCTTTATACTCGTAATCGCTTTTTAATTGCACATCAGACACAACGATAAATATCTCATTATTAATTGTTATTGTATCTCCACGTTGAATAGGAAAATTGGTATGTATTATATGATCGTCAAAATTCTCTTTATAACTACTTGTAACAGACGTACTATTGATTAACGCTTTACGTGATGTAGTTTCATCATTTAAATAAACATCTTTACCATACTCATTCAAGAGATGGTTAAAAGTTTCTGTTAACATTAAATCACCTACCTATCGAATAATTAAAGAAGTTTGTTTCAGTTTCAATCTTCTCGTCTATTTTTAACCCTCTAATTTTACGTTCCAACTGATCTATTCTGTTCTGAATATTAGTTGCAAATTCAGATATATCCAAATCATCATGTTTAATATTTTTCATACGTTCTGGGTCATTAGCCAATGATTCTAAGATAGATAATGCTGATTGATAGATTTTCTTTTTACTTGTGGCAGATTCAGGGTTATATTCTTGAAACGGTTGTAGTCCGTTTTCTTGAAGGTAAATTGATAGTTCTGATTGATTTAGGTTAACGTTCTTAACTTCCATTTCTAAACGTTGTATATTGTTCATTAAAATCACTCTCCTTTAGTGCAAAATAAAAGCACCCTATTGGGTGCTAATTAACCGTTTTTAAATGATAAAACTTCTTCTACTGTTGCTCTTCCCTCATACAAATACTCTACTCTTTTCTCATTAACTATCTCTTGATTCCAATAATTTTTGCGTCTTCCCTAACATCATTTAACTTTTTAGGATTACCTTCTACAAAAGTCGCATCACATTTAAATGCATTGCCATCTAAGTTTAACAATAATACTTGATGAGTTTCAGGATGAAAATCTTTAGTATGCATCCAATAATCTAAATTTCTAATATCAGTCAACCATAAACATCTTTGTCTAGAAGGTAAATTAGGATCAATATTTTTTCTAACCTCTTCAAATATTGTTTCTCTAGCAAAATGCCAATAGTAAGTTAATCCTTGAAAGATAGTTTTCTTTGTATTTACTAATGGAATATCTTTTGTATCATAATCTTTAAAGAAATTATTATAACCACTAAACTCTAATTGATCCCCAACAGAATACTTTTTATTTCCTATTTCACGAACATGATACAATCTATTCATCTATATTCTCCCCTTCTTAATGTACTAATTATAATATACACTAAAAAGGAAATGATTTCCATATAAAAAGCCATCTGACTGAATCAGATGACCTAAATTAGTATTGTTATAGTAATTTACCAGATACCTCTAGACAATACCTATGTTTATAATACTTTCTTATGTGATCAATACTAATATAATTATTACTTTCTAAATTCATAACTTTATCTTTATATCTGTCAATCACATCTTCTGATGGGTTTTCTTTGGTGATAGCAAAACTATTATCTTCTCTGGAAATTTGTTTAAAATCATTAAGTATTGACACTTCACTCACACTAATTTCCCCTTTCATCTACTAACTTCAACAAAGGGAATAAATTCCTGCAAACTTATTTCAGGGAAATTTTACTAGGATTGTTCCTTTTCTTCATTTTTGCATTATGCTCATCATATATATCTTGAATTTCTTCTATATCACTAAGTAATTTTATGACATCATTCTTGTTAACTCTCTTCTTATCCACTAACTTTAGAATCTTTGTATACGATATAACATGCATATCCCAAGGATATATATTTACAGTTTGTCCTGTCTTATCAGATATTTTCATTGCAATTTCATTCTTGTGTTCATATGCCTTATATGCATTATCTAAAACAGATGTTTTAATTGCACGTTCTTTTTTTTCATATTTTTTTTGTTAATATTGCTTGTATAATACTACCAATCACACTAGCCAGTGCGGTCAATCCGCCAATTATGGCTACAACTAAATAAGTATTTAATTCCATTAATTACACCACCCCAATTATCATCATTCGACAATCAAGGACATTTTCCTTCTTAAAACCACTCTATTGAGTAACTAATGACTAAAATTTAACTCTATCTGGATAATGTTCTATATACTTATCTTTATAAATTGTCGCACTCCCTAACTTCTTCTTTATATAATCTTGAGGATCTCCTGTATGAATATAACCATCTTCTAATTGTTGAATGATTACATCTCCAAACATTCCAGCCACTCTAGATATTTGATCCACGATATTCATTAACCATTCTTCATCACTACTATAACGTATAGAAAACTTCTGAATATCATCAATCTCTCTTACTATTTCCTTAATCTCACCAACAGTAAATTTGTCTTGAAATTTATCCATATTTACCACCCTTTTCATTTTATTATTAAAAGGTATGATACAGCATTAATGAAATATGTTTAACCAAAATAAAAAGCATCTGAATTTAATCAGATGACCTACTATAATAAAAACAATATTATAATAACAGGAATGGTAATTAATATTGTTAAAGCACAACCTATTTGTTGGCAACCTTTTCCGATTTGCTCTAAATCGTCTCCAATTTTCTCTGCTTTATTTTTATCTTCAGTCATATAAAAACCCCCTTAATTACCATTATTCGACAAATAAGAGGGTTATACCTTTTACTTATTAATTCTGAAATATGTGGTCAATGTAATGATCGATTAATTCATCACTTAATTCTACATAAAATTTGCTACTTCGATAAACACCTTCATCAATAAATAATTCATCACCTTGATTACCAGCATCGTTTGTATAAATCACCATAATCTTATCTGGCATATCATTAATATTTTTGAATTTATACAAACGTAACATTTTTCATTAACATGTAATGAAAATACGTCATCTTCATTTAGTACTCGAACGCTTTTTGTTGCTTGAGATAAATTATAAAATTCTTGATGTAAGCGATAAGTTAAATCATTAATAAAATCAATATAATGCAATTTAGCGTCTTGTCTTTGTTGGTAATTAATAAGTTCTTCCCTATGTTGATCTTTTAATGTTTTCAATAATTCTTGTACATCAAACATAATAAACACTCTCCCCAATTAATAAAATATGCTAAATTACATATTTCTACATTTTTTTGGAGGAATCCTTCAATTTTTTTTCCTATTTTTTTGAGATGTGTTTATGAATAGTTTTTGCCCAATGTTCTACTGTTTTGTCATTTATATGTTCATTAAATTCTTTTTGAAATTGTTTAAGTTTCTTAGGATCATGTTTAATTTTCATGAGAATCACCTATACATATTAAAATTATTGTTTACTGTCGTTGGATTCTGACATATGTTTATGAATCAATTTAGCCCAACGTTCAATAGTCTTGTCGTCTATATGTTTATTCATAATTTCATGCAAATCCTTTATCGCTTTAGGGTTATGTTTAATTCTCATTAGAATAACCTCGCTTATTTACGGGTGTGTAAATGGGTTAGTTAGGGGGGTTTAATGGTGTTAAACGGGGTATTTTACATATATTAACTGTAAATATATGAGAGTTTACATATCGTATGTTATAGGAAGTGTCTTATAATATAGGTTATCACGTCATACTAGGTATAACAGCCGACCTCTACCACCCCAAGCAATTTTTCGCCTATAACAGCCGACCAATTTCACACCGAGCAATTTTTAATCTATTAAAATTAATATTTTATTAGGTTTATTTTACCATATTCACCTTATAAATCAAATGGATCATTGTATTTTGGTATACTAGCCAAGCATTATAACTGCTAGATTGCTTATAACAGCCATCATATTAAGCCACAAACTTGATATAACAGCAATAAATTGTACCACCTAGCAGTTATACTCTATTAAGTATAGTTATATAGTCCTACATCTGAACTCAAAAAATCTATAACATGTGCAAGGAAATGGCTCTATACTCTATTAATATAATCCCCCCATTATCACTACACTCTAACTCAATTTAATATATTTGATAATTATTATCATTTACATCCCCCGTCATTATTTGAGTTATCAACAGAGTTATCCACAACCTCATTATGTAACCTTTTCATTTCCTCTTGCACATCATTAGTCATTGGACTACGACCAAGCAACGATTCTAAACTAATCGCACCCATATCTCTCAACTTCTCTAACTGTTCAATGATCTCACTATCATTCTGTGGCATAGCATATTGGAATACCATATCTAACGTATCGTACTTATCATCATTAACCTTAACACCTTGCAACGCTAACAATGACTTAACCTTATCATGTCGTTCCTCTATACCTTCTCTCATGAACTGTTCATTCATACTCGCCTTAATGTTAGCCAACTGGAATAACAACTTAATAGATACTTCACTGAGGTTAGATATATCTGTCTTATTCATACTAACAGCAGGTGTCTGTGATATGTCTAATAACGATTGCAATAACACTTTATGTAATGATTCAAAACTCTTACTATCCAATTTTGCTTGTAAATATTTAGCGTCTGATCCATCATCTAAATTAATCCCCTTACCCACTAAATCAGCAGGTAAAGATTCACCCTTCAATTGTTGCCCAATATTTAAAAAGATTGGATCAAGGAATTTTTCAGTCGCCTCAGCATATTTACTTAATAAACTTTCTAAGTTGTCTAGAATAGAAATCCAATCATCTAACTCTGAACGACCATCAACTTCATTCAATTCATTTTCATTATGATAGATAATCGGCAAAACCTGATAAATTGGCATTTTGCTCAATTAATCGAATTTCTCCACCTTTATCATTATACCTACGTACCACTTCATCATCATACACAATATAATGACTAATACCATCATGTACAAAACCTTCAATAACAGCGATTAACTCGTTATGCTCGTTATAGACAGGTACAAATTCATCAGTATGTATTAATTTACTCTTAATCACACCACGATCTAAATAAACATATTCCGCCACACGACCATATTTTAATACCTTATCCAATATCTTCTGATTAAAACGATCATACTTCCCCTTGCGATTAACCTTTTGATAACGTTTAACAACTGATTCGTCACCAGTTAATGTAATCGGGTTCTGTAACAGATATGATTTTTGAAAGTTTAATAATGTTTTAGCATATTGCAATACAATCTTCTTTGGCTCAAATTCTTTACCATTGTACTTATACGATTGTTTTTGAAGTATTTTATGATTACCATTCAAATACTCTTTTTCTGTTGAACATCTAAAATACGTTGTTGGTTGTTTAATTGATTGACTTCTTCTACAAACCAATCTTGCTTACCGTCATATTTCTCACTTACGTACTTATCTAAAGCAGTCATTCAATCACCTTCCTTACGTTTATATCTCGACATAATATTTAGCGTGTTTCATGGCTTGTATTGACATAGCCACACTAATCACTAAGTCGTCATGTCGATCTTCTCCACGTTTATTGCCTAATTTTCCATTATTGTCCTGATAGATTTTCATTTCTTCCAATGTTTCCACACATTCAATGACAATCATATTCAAGTCAAAATGCTCTACAAAGTCATTAATAATAATTGGTTTTGTTACATTGGTTGTCTGAAAACCTAACTGAAGTTTTCTATGCCCTTTCTTATCGAACGTCTTTTGTTTTAATAAGTTTAAGTAACCGTACTCTTTCCTAACCCTTTCGATTAAAGGTAATCCATAACTGTTACGTTCAATACAAAGGTAAGCATAATTAAAAAACCTGCCTAAACTGTTCACCACTTCAGCGAACTTATAGACAGGAACATCATTTGCATAAAAACTAGCCATCTGTTGACCTTCTGCATTAAATATACTGATTGTACTATTATCATTACTTCCACCAGTACCACTTGCTGTATCTACACCACCATAGCAACGTACTGAAGGTTTAGGTAGTCGATATATGTATAGACTTTTATTGATATATGGTTTCAATACATCTGGTAACTCGTCATATATTTCATTAGTTTCAATCGGATCGATCACATGTTGCATACGTTCAACTATTTTATTTGTATCAAATACACCAACATTAGTCGTATTAAATGCTTCTTCAGGTGTCGTAGGAAACTCACGTTTAAATTTCTCAATAGAATTAGTTTCAATGTAATGTCGCCTAAACATCAACTGACGATAGGTTGCTTTATGTTCTTCTTTTAATACCTTTTCGTCATGTTCTAAATGTTGCTTTCTCATACGACTACCTTGATTATGTACTTTAAACCATTCTTCTGCCTCATCAAACTATGTTTAAACTGTTTACTATACGCTTTAGCCAACCAACTATAAAAGTGTGCTTTCCATACACTCTCTTTACCTCTCCATGCCTTACGAAACATATCAGCATACTCATTTTCACCATAAGCAGTCGATTCAATGATTATTTTACTATCTCTATTCTTAGCAAGGGCTGGAATGGCTGTAGCGATAATCTCACTTTGTTCATCAGTAGGATATTTAGCCATTTCACTAAAATGGATCAATTGAAACGTATTACCTGAAATACTATCTGTACCACCAGCAGTAGCAACTTGAATACGACTGTGATTATCAAAATAATTTCATCTCTATTGTTTATCTTCTTTTTCGGGAACAAATTAGGGTATTTTTTATGTGGTAGCATGTCATACATCTTATTAAGTCGCCTTAGCAATGATTGAGTAACTTTATTATGGTGTGTCATCATCAAGTAGTTAGTATCTGGATTTGTTAAGGCAAGATATAACATATACGCTAAACTAAATGTGGTAAAACCTATTTGACGACCTTTTAGAATGATATTGTATTTTTCCATTTCCTTCATAAAATGCTCTTGTTCAGGATTTAATACAAACGGTACATTAGCACCGTTATTGTCTGTAATTTTAATAAAATTTTTAGCAAATAGTCGAAAGTCACCCATCACTTTTTCAATTGCTTTTTGATTTTTCTGTTTGGCTGCCAATTCACACCACCTCTTAACTTAAATCTAAATCATAATCATCTTCATCATCAGATGGCGATTGAAATTGTTTAGCAACTTGCTTAGAAGATGTATTAATTTCCTTCTTTAGTTGCAGAAATAGTTTTACTGATTTTTCATCACCATTTTTGGCTTTATCAGACACTGCTTTATATGTTTCTAACAGATCATCAGCCACCTGAGAATGAAGATATAAAATAACTAGATTTTTATATTCTTCGGTTAATTCCCAATTAAGAAACGAATCAATAGTTTTACGATTAACATACTTTAAGAACTGTTCTTCCGTTTTTAACGGTCTGTCTTTTTGGTATCTAAGATCAGGAAACTTGTATTTAAAATAATGTTGTTTTTCCCAACTAACTTTTTTCAGTGCTTGATAAATATTCATTCGACATCACCTCTATCAATATTTAAAAATTTACTAATTCTTTGGGTTTCATCACTGACTTTTTCTAATTTAGTGTTCAATATTTCTAGTTCGTTATTATTAACAACTGATAGATTGTAGTTTTCTATTAATAGTTTTTCAATTTTATCTAAATTCTTCAGAATTGAGTTCTGACCTTCTTCCTCAAACTTTACGATTTTCTTGTTTTCCAAAATTAACACCTCTTAAAATTTATTAATAAAAAAAGAACCCTAGTTTTCACTAGAGTTCGTGTTCAGTACGATAACCTACAGGGGGTATTCCCCAGCCATCATCAATCTCTGTTTCTTCTATTTCTTCAAACGGTAATGGGTCTTCAGAAACAGTATCTTCATTATATCGTTTTAGAAATTTACTAATTACGTCTAAATTGTCTTGTTTATGCTGTTCTAGATTTTTCAATCCACCAAAGACAGCATAATGTTCAAATTTTATGCCACCTTTCTTATTTCTTACGTTAGTAGCCACAACCCCAAGTTTATTAAGGTCAATTAAACAATCTTTAATTGTGTCATTGCCAAAGCCAAGCCAATTTTTGATTGTATTAATGTTTATCCATGCTTTACGTTCAGCAGATGAATTTGATAGTTTACGAACCAATAGATAAATCGTTACCGCTTTAGAAGTTAGATCTTGTTCGTACATGTGATTAATTAAATCAAAAGAAACTGGAATATAGTAGTCATCTTCAGTTTTGGGAATATCTATATCTTCGTTATAGACATTCGGAACGTCTGTTGCTTTAAGTATTATCATTTTATCATCATAAACATTGCCTTTTTCATCTAATAATGTATCCCAACGTTTATAATTTTGCAGTTCGATAACTCCTGCATGATCCATTTGTTTAAGTAGTTTATGTATATCTTTCTTTGACAGTTTAGTTTTGATATTCACCTTTGTGTATTTTACCAACGAGCCAATGCTAGTAATAAAATAATGTTCGTCTTTAGAACCTTGATGTACCCTGAAACGGAACAATTGTAAGTATAAATTTAAACCTTCATCTTTTCCCATTTTCTTAAAGACAGATTTCTTTTTCCTATTACTGTCAAACCATGATGATTTAATTTTAATAGAACTGACTGCAAACTTTTCCATTTAAAAACCCCTTTTTGAATTATAAATTGTTAAATTAGAAATTAAATTTAAAACAGACCAGAAACAGAAAAATGAGTTGTCTTGTTCTCTTGCGTTGTACGTCTAGTACAAAAAGCAAGGAAATATTAATTATAATTCTTTAAGAGATTATTAATTATAATTAATTATATACCTAAATACAGAGTAAATTTGGTATATTAATAGTTTTATCATTCCGAATTAGCGAGTAAACTGGTATTTACTATTTTTGGAATATCGTCCAAACATACTGTAAAATGTATAAGTTTGGACTATAATTTTGATTGTTTTACTATATACCTAAAAACAGAGTAAATCGGCACTTTTAACTCATTAACTGTTCCTATTTTCCGAGTAAATATTAGGTTTTCAGATACCAAAATCTTATTTTCCGAGTAAATTTTAATTCATTTCCCAAAACCCTATTATATCAACGCTTTTAACCTTACTGATTTTCAGAGTAAATTCAATATAATTGCTCAAATTTATTTATTTTGACTATTTTCTTCTTTATAAACATCTAAACACTTCTGCAATTCTTCTGATTTAGGATATAAACTGAACATTTTTTGTGACTTAGGATTAATTGCAATTGTTAAAGGTACAATTTTTCCGTCAGAATGTTTATAGATATACGTGCTTAATTTTTTACTGTAACAGTAAAATAGATCATCATTTTTAATTTTCATATTAATTTCTCTCCCTTTTTAAGTATGTAAATTTACAAAAGTTTCTGTTGGTTAAAGCAAAAGATACTAATTGACGTTTAATATCACTTTTGCTATTAATTTGTTTGTGCTACAGGCATAATCAATATACTTCTTCTGTAACGTAAATTGCCCTCTAGGTAGTTCTAAAGGCAAATTAAAAACCCCTTCCAACTTGGACAAGGGTAGATTAGTTTCTAGATAACCTTCATCATTTAATTTAATAGTTGCTTTAGTTTTGTATTGTTGTTGTAACTCATAAAATTCCTCAATATCCGTTTCATTTAATAGATCAATCAACTCTGGGAACTCCAATAACTCTAGGTAGTGTGTATGTATATCTTTAAATCGGTCATTGTAGTGTCCTAAAAATCCACTATCAATTGATAAAATCAGCATTTTACCTAGTTTAGTTTTTGGCAATGGTAAATCATAAAATGACCACATTAATAATGCTGTTGACATAGCATATTTATCAAAATAATTATCCTTATGTATGCCGTTTATTGCATTAATATTGGCTGTTTTAGGATTCACATAATCACCTTCAGACACTTTAACTACATGATTACACCACGATCTACCATTGTGTAATGCTAAATCGACACCTATTAATTTTGATTGATAGTTAGGGTCATTTACAAACAACGTGTTAAAGTCGTAAAAGTGATTTATTTCATAACCATTTACATATTGCTCAATCACACAACCCAACAAACTATCTAAATCATTTGTTAATACTGTTGAGTAGTTACCTTTTTCAAAACACCATTTTGGAAACATGTCTTTTAATTCTTTTTTCATTTTTTAGTGAAAGAAGTAAATCCTCCCACTATCTCTCTGATACTCGGCTTAAATATTTCATCTCCTGCCACTCCTTATCTTGCCTACTTAGTGTAGGTGAGAAGAAGTGGTTAAGATGAATTTACTAATACCTTCACATTTTCACCTCTACTTTTCGATTTTATTTTTGATCTATGTATCTTTTATATCTCTCTATCTTGTCGTCTGACATATTACAATCACCAGTTTCATATCTACTGATAAGTGATTGACTGCAATTTAGTACTTCGGATAAATCTTTATGAGTAATACATTTACGTCTACGTTTTAATAGATATTCTTCCTTTCTAAACATCTCCAATTTCTCCTTTTAAAATTAAAAAGGACTGCCCAAAATGGACAGCCCTTGATTATGTATAAATTTATACACCAGCAGTTACAGTTAATACACCAACACCTTTAGGTGATCCTACTTTAAGTGTAGATTCAGCAATTACTTGACCTTTAACAGAGTCACCTGTTTTAGCAAGTGGCTCAAAATGTGGCTCACGTAAATATGCAAGGTCAACATAAGCGTCATTAAAAAATACTGCTTTATCAACAGGTACGTGCTTAGATAAAATAAAGTTTACAGTACCGTAGTTAGTTGTTACAGAATCAACCACTAAACCAAAGTTAGTTTGTTTGTGATTGTAGTTGTAACGATCTTGATAGATAGCGTCTACGTCTTCTTTAATGTCCGCATTGACTAAAGCATAATAAGTACCCTCTGCTAAATCTTGATCCCAAAGGTTACGCATAGCAGTTTTAATATTGTCTTCAGTTACAGCGTCAGTCGCTGCGACTGCGTTACTAGCGTCTGCAAATTCAATTAGACCACTCATATGACGAATACCTGAAGTCGAACCATCATCTTTTAGACCATTGATTAATTTCTTCTCCATGTTGATTTTTAGTTCTAATAGACGATCATTTACTTCTTCTGCTAATTGACTAGATTTCATTGCCTGTGCTGAACCTGAGATACTAGCACCCTTTTTGAAGATTTCAAGCACGTTATTTAGTTCTGCTCTAGCAGATTCATAGAAAGTTGTTGTATCTGAACCTTCTTCTGCTGAAATGTCATCCGTAGAATCCAACGTCTTTTCTCTCCAAGTGTAAACAGTGCTAAGTGCTTTTTCAATATTACCTTTTGCCATAAGCATAGATGTTAAAGGTGTCGCTTGAACACCAATTACTGCGATTTCCTTTGCTAAACTAATTCGTTCTGCTTGTGTAAAGTTATCTGAGTTAAACATTAATATCAATCTCCTTTAATAGTTGTTTTAATTTATATAAACCGATAAAATCGGCTTATCCAAAGAGTTTAGTTAATTTTGTACCTATCATGCCTTTTGTATCCTTATCTTTTTCAAACTTAGAATACTCATCATCAGTCGCATGATCCTGTGGTACATAGCCAACGCTTGTTTTAATATCGTTGACAATCTGATTAAGTGATTTAACTGCTTGATTAAGTTCTTCTTCATCTTGTACTTTAACTACATCAGCAAATTGCTCTAATCCATTTTCTTTTAAAGTTGCATTTACTTCACGCTTAAATAAATTCTGCTCTTTTTCTGCTAACGCTTTTTCTTCTTCTGTTAATTCTTTCGGCTTGTATTGAAGTAACTCATCACGTTCTGTAACGATTGGATCTAACTCTTGCTCAGTCCATTCTGTTTTAGCGTTCTGAATTGCCTCATCTACCTGTTCTTGTGTAAATGTGTTTTCTTCAGCCATACACAATCTCTCCTTTTTAAATAAATTTTGATTCAATCCTATCTCTAACAAGGATAGGTTTTTGATTATGCAATCCTCTAAACTCGAAAATCACTTCAGGTTTGTCATTGGGTAGTACATAGTCATAAAAAAGACACCTACATCTTCTTGATTGGTGTCGTCTAAAGCAATTGATTCAATTTCAGTTTGGTCTTTATCATAGATTGTTAAGTACACGTCAACTGGATTAACTGACTGTCCGTTCAACGATTTAAAGTGTACTTTTAAACGAACAGTATCACCTTTATAAATCATTCCATCACCTCACTGTAAGATGGATTTTCTATAACTTGACTATAAGTATTATTCACGTTATATGACGTTCGAGATTGGTTACTCTCGATAGTTATGTAACCATTAATGGTTTTACTACTAGATGGTAATAAACGTCTGTATCGGCTTGTATGCGGTTCAAATACGATACTAGATTAATAGTTTGTATTATAGGTTGTCGATAAGTTGATACATTAACGCTAGATTGAATTGGAGAAACAAAACTTGTTACATTCCCAACTCGTACGATATGGCTTGATTGTGTGGCATTTGTATCAATCCTAGACAAATACCCTTCAATACTTCTTAAAGTTGCTCTGTGGCTCTGTATGTGGCTAGAAATAGGTTGTATATCAGATTGAATAGATCGTGTTTCTATTTTTGGTGGTACATAGTCATCTATTGCGACATCTAATTGAGAAGTAATAATATTAAGGTAAGAGGTTACTTCTCTAGATTCTTGTTTAGCAGGTTGTTCAGGTGTACCAAACACTTGTAAATATGGATAACTACCATTTATCCCCCATATAGAAGTAAAATCCCAATTGGTATAGGTAGATTGAGTTTGCATTTCTGCTGTTGTTTTACCTGTACCATGATGTGTTTGAGTTACACCACTTACCTCTGTATCCCAAAAACAGTTATTTACTGTTGAATTATTTTCATACCAAGCAAAACCAAATACTTCATTAGGGTCAGCAGAGGTTAAACTATTAGTAACTGAATAACAATTTTCAACCAAATGATTATCACCCACAAATGCACCAATAAAACCGCTTGAACGATAATTAGTAGTATGTATAGAATCTAAATTAGTATAACTATTTGTTACTGTTGCAGTTCCTCGTAAGTTACCTATTAATCCACCTGCATAACCATATGCTTGAATTGTTCCACCTTCAACAAAACAGTTATCAATAATAGTGTTGCTACCACTTGTGTACCCAATTAAAGCACCTGCATTTGAATTACTGTTTACAATATCTATATTTTCAAATCCTAAATATAAAATTGTAAAAGTAGATGAAGTTATCCCAAACAAACCAGTATGAGCATTGTGATTAATAGATAAATTAAGAATCTTATATCCTTTACCATCTAATGAACCACCAAAATCATCAATTGGTGTCCAATTACCCCAACCAGACATATCAATGTCATTTGTTAATTCAAAAGTACCAGTTAAATCATTTCTAATATTATCTAAATCTTGCGGTGTACTTATTAAAGTTGCCATAATTAATCACCGCCTTAAACTTGCGGTACTTCAATATTATGTATCACCGTTAATTGATCTTCGTCTTGTTCGATTGTAAATGCTGTAAATGTTTCTGTGCTTAATGGATTACCACCACTAGCAACATTGAAAATAACCGATTGTGCAAATGTTTGTGGGGCAGTAATATCAGTATCAGAACCTTTAACTACTACTTGTAATTGTAAAATTTGACTTCCTGCTGTATGCGTCCACGTTACTCGACTGTCGCTAGGATCAAGTCGTAATACTGCTGTTCCACTATCGTCTTGAAGTTCGATAAACTGCCAACTGTTTTGAATATAATCACGTAAATCTTGATATGCGTCTTGTGTAATTTCAGCCAT